TTGCCAGCGTCAAAGTCCCTGTGTTATTGGTCTTTCCGTCCATAATGCCACGGACAACCTCAGACACAGCCCTCTGGTCACCACCAAATGCAGGTAGGCTTCTAAACATCAGCGAACCCCTTGTGGCGTAACGTCCACATCCACAGAAACAGCATTAGTCCAGTTATTACCTGTTGGAGTCACCTTTAGCCTGTGATACCTACCTGCGCTTCTCAATGGCACACGATTCTCTGAACTAGCAGCCACCGCAGTATTAAAACTCACACCTTGGTTTAACATGGTACGAGAAGCAATAGCCACAGTCGCAGAGCCATTGTCAATAATAGGTCTAGCTAAGGTTACTACTGAGTTAGCACCAATGTCCAAGTCACCCGTAGAAATTACGGCTGTCTGGTTAGCACCTGTGAAACTCATCACACGAGTGGCTAAAGTACCACCCAAGAAATATTTACCGCCAACATACAGACGAGAATCTAAAGAACTTGTTAAAGCATCAATAGAAGCAGAGATGCTATCCAGTTGCTCAAGGGTTACAGACGATGTAGAGGCTTCTGACAGGAAGTCCGTTCCAGCATCTCCATAAGTCCACTTCTGCGTCTTAAAGTTGTAAATCAGTACGTTTCTGTTTCCGTTAACAGTTTTGTAATTCCAGATTACAAGTTTGCGGATAGGGTCAACAGCAGCAGACATAGTTCCATATTGGTACTGAGCAATTGAGCCAGAAACCATACATCCCTTACCACGAGAGATATTGTCAAACTGGAAAATGAACGGAGTGCCAACATAACTCATTCGGTGAATGGCTCGCTCTAAAAAGATAAGACCAAACTCACCACCACGGATTCCCATAATCTGACCACCATCAGGAATGTCCTGATAGTCAGACTGAGTATTTACGTTCTCTGTCCAATCTGTCTCGTCGTTTAATGCTGACCAGCGTACACGATACTGCTGTTGTGTCGTTTCTAGCGTATTTCCGCACACGACAAAATCACGCACTACAGTAATGAATTTGGCAATAGGTGCGGTAGCAGACAAATCAGCAAACGATGTAGAAGTTCCTAGCGTCCATGCTTGTAGCTTCTCAGCATTGTTTGTAGAAATTACAGTCTTACCAAACTGAGTAAACCGAACTCTATCGTTAGAGCCAGTTGTCATGCCTGACTTAACCTGCGTGATAGCACCAACACCACTTACTGTATAAATTCTGGTAGAACCAGCAGCAAACAAGGCGGTATCACCATTGGGTTGTTTGGCAGCATAAAGAGCAGTTAAGTCTTCAGCAGCATTACTTGTGGAGAACGTAACTGGCGCAGGGAATGGGCCATAACCAATAGCCTGAGAAACCACGTTCTTAGCATCAGTTAAAGCACCTGATACGCTAGGCTGGTCAGGCATCCACTCACCAAAAGTTAATTTTGTCGTAGCCATGTATTACTTCCTTGAGACTGAATTGTCCAATCGTTGTCGTTAGCAGCAACTGGTGTCCATGTATTTGTGTCACTAGAAACAGCAGTCCAAGTGTTTGTGTCTCTGCTTACTGGTGTCCAAGTGTTGTCATCTACGACAACAGGTGACCAATTGTCACCAAGGATATGACCAACTGCAATAATTGTTGCTAGACCTGATACCGAGGCTGCCCCTGCATATATTGCAGACGCACTAGCGACAACATCACTTATGCACTCAATGCTTGCTACTGAGTCTCTAACTAAAATTGCTTCAGCAGTTACTGTTGCGTTTGCATCGACACTAGCAGAAGCATTTTGTTCACGGATACCAATTGCAGTTACTGTTGCACTACCAGTAACACTTGCGACACCTTCAGCGACAATACCGCCATTTGCGACAACTAAAGCTACGCAAGTAACGGAGGCTACGCCATCCTTAACAATACCGCCAACAGCAGTTACATCAGCACTACCAGTGATACTACCACTAGCAAACTGAACACGAGTAGCATCTGCGCTGACAGTAGCATTGCCATCAATAGCACCAGAGGCAAACTGCACCCTAGTCGCATCACAAGAAGCACTGGCATTAGCGGTAATGCTTGCACTAGCTAGTTGAACCCTTACTGCATCTGCCGTTACTGTCGCTGTACCATCTACCGCCCCACTACCAAACTGAACCCTTATAGCGTCAGCTACAACGCTTGCAGACGCAGTTACAGACCCATAGGCATCCCATAGGGTTACTGAGGTTGTGTAGAGTGGACTATCGAGTGTGAGTGTTAAGTCATCAATGCTAGACTTTAAATTGTCTAGCGAGTCAATTGTCCACGGAGGCAGTAAGTCAGCCATCTCACGCTAAAGTAACGCTCAATGAACCAGAAGCAATGCGGAACACATCGCCAGTTGCAATCGTCTTAGAAGCGTCTAGTGGTGAGTGATACAGCAAGTTACCTGCTGTAGAAGCATCACGGATTCCAATGTGTGTAATTGTTCCCCACGCACCGCCAGCTTGAGGAAACTCGATAGCTGCGGAGTTGGTAGAAGCACCATTGGAGGGCGCACCAAATGTAATTGCTTGACGAGCATAGCTAGTGCCAGAACACTCAGTTCCAGTGTCAGCATCTGTAGGGTCAGTTGTGTATAAAGCCAAGTACACAGTTGTTGGTGCTGTGTAGCTAGTTGCTCTCAACGTAACATTGATAAGAGCATTTTCTAAGTAGTTAGACATTTCAGCCATAGTTTCACCTTGGAGTTAGTTTCATTGCTAAAGGAACGCCAGAATACTGACCTTGTTCGTCAGACTTGGCAAGAGATGCAATCGCCCTGTCGTACATAGTTCCCCATGTATTGATTCGTGCATCGTTCATAAGATAAGGCTCTGCCTCAATCAATGCAGCGTAAAGCAAAGCATCTGGTGCAGTTGTCAGGAATACGTTTGTTGTGTTACTGCTAGACAAATAAGCAGGAGCAGCAAAGTAAAGTAACTTAGCTGTATAAACACCATCAGGAACAGGAGTTAACTGAAAGTCGTTAGCAAGAATAGTGTAAGACTTAGGAACACCAACTTCTGATGTTCTTGGGTCATTAGACAATGCTGAAGGACTAGAGTAACTCAAAGGCTGAATAGGATTTGTTAAAACAACAAAATCACGAGCCTGTAAAAAGTCGCTAGGTATCTCAAGAGTAGAGTCACCACTTACAGTTGCTGTCGTTACTGACTTGAGCATCTGACGAATACGCAGTTCTCTACGCAGACGATTCTCAGCGAATGTAATGAAATCTGGTATCTGGCTTGTCAAATCAGAACGAGCCAAATAGTTTCCTATTGAAGTCTGTAAATCAGAGTAGGTAGTGAAACTCATACAACTCCTGTCCTAGTGCGCCATGCACGATTCATTGGGTCATTTAACCAAGCAGCAAAACGCTTGTCATCAAGAACAGCAAAGCCACGCATAATTCCAGCTTTATTCAAGTCATCAATGACTGTCATTGGAATAGATGCAACCTTATTGCCAAACAATTGGTCTGACCATCTTGCTCTCTCGTCATACGAGTTATATTCTTTTTTATTCTGCTCAACAATGTCAGTAACATCCTGACGAGTCTGAATAACGATACCGCCCTCACCATCAGCATGGACAGCAGTTTGTCTAAAATTGGTAGGATTTTGCATAGCCTAATTCTATCAGTTTGAGTAGAAAAGAAAATGCCCCAGAGGGTTAGTCTGAGGCATCTTTTGGATTACACCAGATTAAGGTGTAATGTCGGCAACGATGCCATGTGCGCCTTGGTTTTTAACTTCCAAGGTGTACTCAGCCAACAACTGTGTGCTTTCGTTGTCGCCAGTTACAGCCAACTCGTTGGTCTGGAAAGGACGCAAGTAAGCAATAGCAGCCATGTCAGGGTCAAGGATGAACGCTGTTTCGTTACATGAGTTAGTAGAAGTCATGAACCTGTTGGGAACAATTGAGATTGCACCGAAATCTGACAGGTAAACATCCGCTGCGCTGACGATAGTGGTAGGGGTATTAGATGGGGCCATGAAACGCTGTGCAGCGATACCAGCAAACGCTGATACCAATTGCTTGTGTGCAGGGTTGACCATCAACACTTTAGGATTACCACCAGAAGCGTAAACTTCTTTGATAACAACTTTCAAAATGTCTTCTGTGAAAGTGCGGTTTGTGCCATCTGTACGAGCAGTAGTGCCCAAGTCACCAGCCACACCAGAAGTACCACCATCATAGTTGCTGTTCAACCATGCTTGCAGACCACCCAATTTACGAGCAGTAGAACTGTTGCCGTTAGCAGCAGTCTGGTTGCTCAACAGGGTTGTTTCCATGTCCCGCTTAATTTCCGAACTTGCTTTGGCCAGTTGGTAGGCTTTTTCAGATTTGCGGCCTGCTTTATCAACAGACTGCAAAGTGCCAGAAATCTTGATAGTCTTCTGTGCAATCTGAGTGCGGTTGCCAACACGAGTAGTTGGAGACATAGTAGCGTCAGATGCTGTTGCACCCTCAACTGTGTAATTGTCTAAAGTTGCAGCAGCCAAGCTGTCTGTCTGCCACTCGTGCAAAACAGCAGTAGCTTTAGTCTTGCCAATGGAAGACATAAATGGAACATCTGTTGGTGAAATCGAGTAGATAACATCCGAAAGGTCTTCACGCATACCGATTGCGGTATATGTTTGATAGGTAGCCATAATTTAATACTCCAAAATTTAAAAGAATCGTTCAAATGCTTTAGCTGCGTCTGCGACTTTTCCTGTC